TTCAGCCTCAAGTAGTTTCTTTAGCAACCTTACTCCGGCAGACGTAGGTTTCGCAAAAGGTGGTATTGCTACTAAAGCTACTCCCGGTATCTTTGGTGAAGCTGGTCCTGAAGCTCTCATACCGTTAGGTAGACTTTCTGAATTTGGTGGTGCTAAAGAACAAACTATAACAATAGTAAACGTAATAGACCCATCTTTCGTATCTGCTAGTATAGCTAAGGATCCAAGAGTAGTTATTAACGTAGTAAATCAAGACATTGTATCTGCTGGTTCAACACGTAGAACTATTAAGAGGAGAATTTAATGGCAACTTTTCCATCTGTAACACCAGACTATAATTACACGGAAGAAACTATGTATGGAACTCTTACAACTTCTATGTGGGGGAAAGAAAATAGACGCAACAAGTGGGGGGCCAAGAAAGTATTTACTCTTAACTTTAATCATGTTACTAAGGGTGAAATGACTTCTATATGGGATTTCTTTATAGCTAGAAAAGGAGATTACGAAAGTTTTACTTGGCAACAACCAGAATCAGCAACAAATTATACTGTTAGATTTAGTCAACCAAATTTAACTATGAAAGAGGTTGGACCTAATGCGTTCAATATTGAATTTCAAATCGTGGAGGTACTATAGTGAGCAAGTGTACAGTAGAAGTATTTAGTAGAGTAACGGGATTTTATAGACCAGTACAAGCGTGGAACCCTGGTAAGAAAGCAGAGCATAAAGATAGAGAGGCATATGAATTAAAAGAAAAAGAAACTAAGATAAAGGATAAATAATGGCTAGTTTATTCTCGTATGAACCCCAATATATATACACTGAATCTGCTGGGTTTGAGACAGAATCACATCAAGCTGAGAGTGGTAAGGAGTTTAAATATTCAAGAGGTACTGCACGTAGAGAATTTACTTTAACGTTTTCAAACTATGATGAAACGGGTAAAGATAATCTATTGAACTTTTTTACAGCTAGAAGTGGTGCAGTAGATACATTCGATTGGCTTAACCCAAACGATGACGTAACATATACAGTAAGATTTAAAGAAACATCGCTAACTTTTGAAGAGGTAGCATATCAATTATATAACATAACACTAACATTTTTGCAGGTGATTTAATGAGTAGAACATTAACAAGTGGTATAACAGTACAGTCAGAAGCACAAGAAGCTAGACCAATAGATTTATTTATAGTTTATCTTGATGAAGGAACTATATATCTAGCTGGCAATGATACTGATGTAAGCTTTTACGACCTAGATGGTAACGCACAGACTTATACGGCAGTAGCTATATCTCGTGGTGAGATACAACAGAACGTTGACATACAGGTAGATACTGTTACCGTTAAAATGGACAATGTAAACAAAGCTATGTCAGCATATGTAGCAGACAATGATTTTCGTGGCAGGCGTATCTCTGTAGTAAAAGTATTCTTAGACCTATTAAGTAACTCTGACGACTATGTATTAATCTTTGATGGTATCATGGACAAACCTATTCTATCTGAAACTCAATTACAGGTAACATGTATATCAAGATTAGGCACTATAGACTTACAGTGTCCAAGACGTATGTATAGTGTGTCTTGTAACTGGGAGTTTGGTTCTACAGAATGTGGTTATGATTATTCTGGCACAGGAGCTTCAGGAGTTGTAGCAAGCAGTGGAAGCACCACAACATTTTGGGCAGGTTCTATTACTCCCACTACTGATAATTACTGGAAGTATGGAGAGGTAGAGTGGTTAAGTGCAGGTACTAACTCAGGAGAGAAACGCAAGATAGTTGTATCTAGTGGTACTAAATTCGTTATGGATTGGTCTTTACCGGCTAATGTACAATCTGGAGATACATTAACAATGCACAGAGGATGTCCTAAGACACATTTGTGGTGTAGTGGTTTAACTAATTTAGATAACTTTGGTGGTTTTGACTCGATACCATTTGAAATGACAATCCGAGCGTAATAGGAGACACACAATGAAAGAATTTTGGTCAGACAAATATGTGGGAAAAGAATGGTTCTTTGATGCTAAAGAATATCCAGGCAATAAGATGTGTTTACTTTTGATTTTAGATGTACTCAAAAACCAAACAAGTTTTAACGTAGACAATATATTAGACGATAAAATTAAAAACACAGAAGCTAAGTGGTTTGATGTAGCACCTACACATTTTATAACAGAAGCATATAAATATGGTAGAGCAATAATTAAACCAGAAGAATTAAGAGAGTTTGACATACCATTTTTTAAGATGGGTGATAACGCTATATCGCATTGTGGTATTATGACAGATAATTATGGTAAGTTCTTACATCAGCCTAAAGATGGAACTGCAAGAATAGATAGGATACAGCACAAACATTGGAAGAAAAGATTCTATTGTGCTATAAGAGTAGTGGGGAAATAAATGGCAAAAAGCAAAGATTTTAAAGAGCGTGAACTGCAAGTAAAAGCTGACATTGCTAACGAAAGGCAAGAGTCTATAAACAGACAAAATGCTTTATTGAAAGATTCGTTTGGTAGAGGTGAGGCAGAAACATTACGTTTAATTGAGATACGTAAAGCTATCGAGAATGGTCAAGTTGGAGAGGGTGCTGGTCAGATAATAGGTGGTGTGGTTGGTGCTATTATAGGTGTAGCTTTAGCACCGTTTATGTTTGGTACTTCTTTTGCATTGCTAACTACTATGCAAATATTCTCTGCCGCAATTGGTGGAGCTATGCTAGGTGCGTCTATAGGTGGTATGTTTGACCCACCTAAGTCTGCAAGCATGGGTGGAGGGTTTGGTAACTTTTCATCTAAGTCACCTACGTATGGATTTGACGCTATGTATAACACTACTAGCAATCAGTACCCATTAGGTGTGTTGTATGGAAGAACTAAAGTAGCTGGAAATCATATATGGATGTCAGACCCGGGCGGAGATGAATTAAAAAGAATCATTGGTCTATGTGAAGGTGAGATTAATGGCATATCTGACATAAGAGTAAATGATATACCAATTGGAGAGCTTGATGGCTGTAGCTATACTTTCTATCCAGGAACAGCAACCCAAAACGTAGATTCAAGAGCATCTGGAGAAGTCAATGGTTTACGTTATCTAGCCAACTTAGCTGTAACACTAAAGAGTGGAGACAAACTTAAAGGTGGTAATCCTGTAGTAACTTCTATACTTGAAGGATTGCTTATAAAGACTTCGAATGGTTCTAATTGGAGTACAGCTAGAAGCTATTCAAATAATCCTTCTGCATGTATAAGAGATTTTTTAACAACCTCAAGATATGGTGTTGGCCTCCCAGAATCAGCTATAGATAATGCAAGCTTTGGTTCTGTGTTTGATTATTGTGATGAGACGGTAGATAACATAACTCTGACAGGTCAAGAGAAAAGATATACGCTTAACATAATGATAGATGGTAAACAACCTGCACTTGATATACTTCAAGCTATGTTATCTTGTTTTGGTGGGTTTCTTTACATGAGTGGTAATGTTGTTAAGCTGGGTGTTGAGCGTTCAGATTCAGTTGTACAATCTTTTACTTTAAATAATATTATAGCAGGTTCTTTTGGATATCATAAATCTGGTAAAGATGATAGAGCCAACAGAATAAGAGTTCAGTATGTGGACGCAGAATATGATTGGATAAAAATATCTGCTCTATGCGATGACAAGATAGACCAAGATGAAAGAGCGGCACTTAATCTTGGAGAGAAAGTTATAGAACAATCTTATTCTATATTGGGTGTAACAAGTTTTAGTCAAGCTTCAAGACTTGCTAACTTATACATGTATATAGGTAAGCTATGTGAAACTTATACAGTATTTCAGACACCACTAAGAGGGTTAGTGTGTGAAGTTGGAGATGTTATATCTGTAACTCATGACGTACCTAACTGGACAGCAAAACAATTTAGAATACTGCAAATGCGTACAGCAGAGAACAATACAATAGAGGTAACGTGTAGAGAGTATAATTCTTCTATATATTCAGACAGACCTGGACAAGACATACAAGTGCCAAACTATGGTTCTGCACCAAATCCAAAAGCACCTTTAGACCCAGTAACTGGTCTTGCTATAACTGAGGGCGGCTATCTTAACTCAGATGGTACATGGGTGTGTACTATAACTGCTAGTTGGACGGCAAGTGGAGACCAAACATACTTTGACCATTATATAGTAGATTGGAAGCGTGGTGGAGGTGGGTATACTACATACTCTACTACAAACAGTACAACCATAGAATTATCTCCTGCTGAAGTAGGAGTGAACTATGTTGTTCAGGTATACGTAGTTAGCATAACTGATATGATTTCTACAGTAGCTACAAGTAATACACTAGCTATAGTAGGTAACACTACTGCACCAGCAGATGTAACTGGGACTGACTATACATTTGAGAGAAGTTTAACTATACGATGGAATTCTAATTCTGAGGACGACTTATCTGGCTATGAGTTAAAAGACATAGATGAGTCATGGGGTGCTTCAA